AGAAAATCCGTATCCCTATCGACCAACACCTGCGCAGCGACCTGCACAAGCTGCAAAAAACCACCTCCGCCACCGGCGCACCGCGTTTTGTGGCCGAATCCGACGCCAACGGTCACGCCGACCGAACTTGGGCGTGCTTTCTTGCCCTCAATGCCGCCGACGGTGAGACCGGCCCGATTCGCGTGACCAGCCGCAGAATCTACCGCCGCAGTTCCCTAACCAGAGGATATTGATATGAAAGCAAAGATAGCCGAAAAAATCAGCAAACTTTTATGTATGCCCGGTATGGCAGTTATCGTTTTTGTTGCCGTTTTCTTGTTCGTTGTGCTGCTTTTAGAGCGGATCATGTTGTGGTTGCTGCTGGTGGCGGTATCTCCCTTGATCTGGCCGCTGTATATGCTGGCACGGCATGACATAGAACCACGCACGCCGATTACTTTTGCCCGCGACATCTTCCAATCCATACCGTATTTGTGGGACGAGATTAAAGAGTTGTCCCTGCCACATTGATACCGGAGCAATCCCTTATGGCCAAACCCCACTTCAAACTCAAAACCGCCAACGGTGCGGTTACCCTCCAACCCGCCGACCTGACCGCCCACCTCGCCGTTGCCCAACGCTTTTGGGGTATCGGCGGTTTCGGCGGCTATCTGCCCAATCCCGACCCCGTGTTGAAAAAGCTCGGGCGCGACATCTCGGTTTACCGCGAGCTGCTGTCCGACCCGATTGTCGCCGGCCATGTACGCCGCCGGAAGTCGGCGGTGGCCGGTATGGAGTGGCGAATTGAAGCCAACGGTGCGCCTGACACGGTCTGCGACACCATTGCCGAGCTGTTCTCCGGTTTTGACCTGTACCGCCTGATCAACCAAATCCTAGATGCCGCCCTGTACGGCTATCAGCCCTTGGAAATCATCTGGCAGCGGGGCAGCCTGTGGCTGCCGTCCGAAATCGTGGCCAAGCCGCAGGAGTGGTTTCAGTTCGACCAAGACGGGCAACTGCGCTTCCGCCTTTCAGGCAGCCTGAACGACGAACCGGTACCGGCCTTCAAATTCCTGTGCCCGACCCACAATGCCAGCTACATCAACCCCTACGGCATCGGCGATTTGTCCTGTATCTACTGGCCGACCATCTTCAAACGCGGCGGCCTGAAATTCTGGGCGGAGTTCAGCGAAAAATTCGGTGCACCGTGGATCATCGGCCGCGAGCCGCGCAGCAATACCGACCAAGACACCGACCGCCTGCTGGATGCTTTGGAGCAGCTAATCGGCAACTCGGTGGCCACCATCCCTGATGACAGCAGCGTCGAAATCAAAGAGGCGGCGGGTAAACAGGGCAGTGCCGATGTGTACGACCGCTTTATCCGCTACTGCCGCTCCGAAATCGCTATTGCGCTGCTCGGCCAAGACCAGACCACCGAGAAAGACAGTACCCACGCCAGCGCCACCGCAGGTTTGGAGGTAACCAAGGATATTCGGGACAACGACTGCCGCATCGTTGAAGGCTGCCTGAACCGGCTCATTGACTGGATCTGCGGTTTCAACTTTGCCACCGACACACCGCGCCCGCAGTTTGTTTTGTACACCGAAGAAGCAGGCGACAAGACCTTGGCCGAACGCGACCAAATACTGACCGGCTGCGGTGTCCGATTATCCGAAAGCTACTGGAAACGCGCCTACAACCTGAGCGACGACGATATTGTTCAGGTAGCCTCTCCGCCAAATGCGACGCCGGCGTCACCTTTGGCCGACTTCGCCGAACACCGGCCGGCTGCCGATGCTGGCTTGGTCATCGACGCCCTCGCCCCTCTTTCAGGTAGCCTCAATGCACAGGGGCAGGCATTAACCGATATCTTGATTGGCAGCCTGAAACAGGGGGCGGCCACGCCCGAAGCGGTACTGGACAAGCTGACCGCCGCTTATCCGAATATGGATGATGCCGCGCTTCAAGAGGAATTGGCACGCTTAATCTTCCTGGCCGAACTGGTCGGCAGGGTGGAAGCCGCCGAGGAGCTGGCCAAATGAATCCCGAAGACATCAAAGCCGTCTTCGGCATGCAGCCCGAAGCCGCCGTGGCCTATCTGCAGCAGAAAGGCATCAACGTATCGTGGGACTGGCAGGACATGCTGGACGATGCGCACGCCACCGCCTTCACCGTAGCCAAAACCGCCGGCATGGATGTGGTCGGCGACATCTATGCCGCCGTGGTCAAAGCCGCCGAAAGCGGGCAGACCTTGGAGCAGTTCAGCGAGCAGCTGACGCCGGTATTGCAGGCCAAAGGCTGGTGGGGCAGACAGGATATGCCGCACCCGGACACCGGCGAAATCCAAACCGTGCGCCTGGGCAGTCCCTACCGCCTCAAAACCATCTATCTGACCAATATGCAGTCGGCCTATATGGCCGGGCGTTATGCCGAAATGATGGATGCCGTGGATACGCACCCTTATTGGGAATACGTGGCAGTCAATGATGAGCGCACCCGTGAGACCCACCGCCTGCTGCACGGCAGCGTTTATGCCGCCGACGACCCGGTGTGGGACAGCCTGTATCCGCCCTTGGACTACCGCTGCCGCTGCCGGGTTCGACCCTTATCACGCAGCCGTGGGGCAGACCGGGTAAAACCCAGCCCGCAGCTGGAAACCCAAACCGTGGACATCGGTGTCAACCAATATACCGGCGAAGAACGCCATGCCCAGCGCACCGGTATCCGCATTAACGGCAAATTCGTCGCCCCCAATGCTGGCTTCAATGCCAACCAAGGCAAAGCCATGCTCTCGCGCATGGCTTCGGTGGCAGTGGATAAGGCGCAGGCCGCCCATCCTGATATTGCCCGTGTGGCGCTGCGGCAGATGATGGGCAACGAGCGGTTCAAATCCTCGCTCAATGCCGCCCAGCTGGCATGGGTGCTGCAATTATTGAGGGGGTGATGGTTATGGTGTATCTAGACTGGAATCCCGATGACGAGCATAGCGGCGATGTACAAGTCGACCGTGCATACGATTTGAGTTCCATTTTATTGAGCTATAACGGCCTGACCGTCCGTCTGGACGGACATCAGGCATTCGTCATCATGCAGGGGCTGGCCGAGGTGTTGAACTACGAACTGTTAGAACGCGCGCTCGGGGAGGAAGACGATGCTTGAAATCAGCTTGGACGACAGCGACCTGAAACGCGGCCTCGGGCAGCTGCTGCACAATGCCCGCCACCCGCGCCCGATGATGCGAGCCATTGCCGCCGAACTGCTCAGTATTACGGAAGACAACTTCGAATCCGAAAGCTGGGGCGGCAAAAAATGGCCGGCCAATGCGCGCGGCGGCAAAATCCTGCAAAAGAGCGGGCAGCTGGCCGCCAGCATCCACACCGCCTCCGGCAGCAACTTCGCCCGCATCGGCACCAACAAACCCTACGCCGCCATCCACCAGTTCGGCGGCACCATCAAAGCCAAAAACAAACCCTATCTTGTATTCAAAATCGGCGACGGCTTCCGCAGGGTCAAACAAGTCAACATCCCGGCACGCCCCTACCTGCCGATGAGCAAAGACGGTACACTTCAGGCCGGTGCCGAATCCCGCCTGCTGGATGTTGCCCTCGATGCTTTGGCACGGGGTGTCCGAAAATAAAAAGCGGGCAACTTCGCCCGCTCCGTTTTGTTGCACCCAGTGCAACGTTGTTACAAATTTCCCATCCCCCTTCATCCATCCTCATCCAACTTAATCCCATTTATCTCACAGACCCCTTATATTTATCTCACTGGGTTTCATACTGCACCCCGACCACAGGCGGGAAAAAGCTTTGTACCAGTTGCAGCACTGCTGCCCCCAACCCCGTCTTATCTACGACGATTTTTTGCACGTTGTAGCGCTCGGTCGTCTTTTGAATAAACGCAGCCTGTTCCTCGAAATTGTTGCCGCGCAGCATGTGGTGCTCGATGATGCGGAATTTGTCGCCGGCAAGGCCATCAACAGCAACACCGATAAAGCCAAAGCCAAGGCCGACATGCTGCCCGCCTACGCCGAATGGATTGCCGGGGTGCTGCAGGGTGAGCAAGCTCAAACCGACGACAAAATCACGCCAACCGTGCTGATTTGGATGATTGATTGTGGCCTGCTCGATGAAGCCATGCCGCTCGCCTCTTTCGCGCTAGAGCACCAATTGCCAACCGCTGATGAGTTCCAACGTGAAATGCCTGATTTGCTGCTTGAAGAGTACGCAGACCAGCTTTCCACCGGTTACCCCATCACCGGCGAGCACCTGAAAACCTTGGTCGAATGGGCCACAGCCAAAGGCGAAGACGGCATGCACCGCTACAACGTCAATGACAACATCCGCGCCAAACTACTAAAAGCGGCCGGCGAATGGGCCGAAGTGCAGCAAATGCCCGACTACGCCCGCAGCTTGTACGAAACCGCCCTTAACTACAACGACCGCATTGGCGTGAAAACCCGCATCGCCGCCTTAAGCAAAAGCAGCTGACCCTCTCCCCCGCCGTATGGGGCGCCGGGGGCCGGCTGCGCGGGGTCCCTTGGTTCTGTTTCCTCCCCGCCCCCCT